ATTTCCGCATCAGCGTGGGAGTAATACTCAGCTATATGTTTGTAGGAAAAAACGGTGTGCCGTTGGGCAGCGACACGCAGAAAGGCTTTTTCTTCATCAGTCACATTACTGGATTCGATTTCTGACAAAAGTTGGTTGGTCTTGGCGGCGCTGAAAAGATCCAGCAAGTCTGGTTTTTCACCAGTCGGCTCGTAAAGGGGTGCTTTGATTTTTCGGGTGTACTCTTCCCCCTCGCTTTCCTTGTCAAAAAAAGCCTTCAACTCGGAATCATCAAAGCCGATCAGATCGATGTCGAAATCCTCTTGCCGGAGCCGGTCCGGTTCGGATTTCAAAATCTCATCATCCCACCCGGCAGACATCGCAAGCCGATTATCAGCCAGGATAAAAGCCCGTTTCTGTGCGTCAGACAGATGCCCGAGCCGAATACATGGGACAGTATCAAGTTTGAGTTTTTGAGCAGCGAGCACCCTACCGTGACCGGCAATGATGCCATTATCAGGATCGACCAGGACAGGATTATTAAAACCAAACTCCCTGATACTGGCAGCAATCTGCGCAACCTGCATCTCATCATGCGTCCTGGCGTTCATCGCATACGGGATAAGAGTATCGATATTGATGCTTTCGACACTCAGTTCTGCACTTATTTTGTCCATTTATCACCCATGAAAGAAGAATATTATAATACATGGATAATAAACGATTTCCTTATAAGCGTCAAAGCCAAAAAAAGGCCACCCCACTGAGCGTTTCATATATGGTTAATACATTATCCAGCAAATCCGCCTTGAGCTTCGATTCCACGCTGATCGGGCGGATACCCTTGCCGGCGTACCTGTCTGCAGCAAACTCATGGTATGCCGCTTGCAAGCTTACTATGCGTTGTCTGAATTCACTCATTTATGTCCTTTACTAAATAGGTGTGATGGTATCTTTTCCCACACCTCGACCAGGAACTCTCTGGCTGCTTGAGCACGCTCAAGGGAAGAGAAGTTGTATTGGAGGACGGCAGGCTCAACAGCAGCGGGGAAGGTGTCACCGTCCTCGTCACACTCCTCGATCTCAAGCCAGACCTTGTAGTATTTTTGACTCATGGCTCTGCACCGAGATCACCGAATATGTTCGGAGCAATCTGATACAGCATTGAGTATATCTCAAGAGCAATGGGCCTGATCTGAGGGTGAGCAGCTTTACTGGCTCTAAGGGTAATGAAGTGCCTCCATTCCCTGAAGTTGCAGGTCATGACGATTTCTGTTTTAAGACACGTTGGCAGAACAGACCTGGCTATCTGCGGAGCACAACCTTCGTCCAGCATAAGGAAATATTCAGCTTCCGCGGAAGTGCAGCTAGTTTTCCAAGCTTCATACTGTACTTTTACTAATCCTGGAGGTTCAATAAACGAACACTCATTGCCAAACTTATCTCCACCGTAGTTGCAATACCGGGTTGATTCCTGGGCGTAGCTGGCCAGACGATGACGCACGATTTCATGGCTTACACCTCTGTCCTGGACGATCTTAAATGAGGCGCAGGCATGTTCAATCATGGCATGATGGCCTGACTTGACCATCCGCCGGCAGAACTCCCCTGAAGACTCAGGGGTGATCTTGTCTTCTGACTTGTAGCAAGTACGGCCAGCTATCTCTATTTGCTTCTCTGGCTCAGGAGTGACCCAAAGAAGAGTTACTGAAGGTTCTACTATTTTCATGTTTATGCCTTTTAAGTTGGTGGTTAATAAAACGCCAGCCAGAGGGGTATTCTCATTTCTATCGTAAGAGCAATCAATTTACTCATGCAATTACCCCCACAGCGCCGCCTCATAAGAAGTCGGACCTTTGATTCTTTCCAGTTTTTGGGCACGTTCCCGGCAACCGAGTCTCGAAACATCAATATCAGATAAAGCCGCATCGACAACTTCTACCTCTTTATAACGGCCCTTCTTCCTCGCCTTTGGACGCAAGACCCTTTCCCCGTCCCAACCTTCCTTGGCTAGCCTTCTGGCAAATGAAGACCATCTCATGCCAAAAAGCGCAGCAAGACTTTTGCCGTTGTACGTCTGGCCATTGTCACACTCAAAAACCATACCGTCACACCTTCTGCCGGTAGCGAACCAAGGTTTTTTGAGTATCCTGGTGGGCATTTTTATTTGCAGATCCATAACCAGCTCCATTAAATTTTATGGCCGTGAGAACGTGCGGCCCTGGCCTTCATCTTCTTTCTTAACCCCCATGGCGCATGCCCGACATGGTACCCATTGCAAAACTTGCATTTATACGCGACAATCCACCTGTCCTTGAGTTGCAAGGCATGCTCCTTGGCCTTATCAAAGGTGGTGTGACGAATTTTCCCGATACAAGATTTCCTTTTTTTCTTCTGTAAATATCCCAAAAGATCACCCCTCCTATGCCATATTTAGAATTCGGTTTCGTAAATTCCTTCAAGTTCCGTGAGCAGAAAAACCAACGAAAAATAATCGCTTTGGGTAAACTCCCGTTTGCGATATGCAGAATGTCTTTTGCTCATTTCAGCACGACATTTTTTCAGAGCAGCACGGCACGCACGATCACGCCGGATGGCCTCGCTATTTCCGGACAGCTTTTCTTTATACTCCCGCAATGCCTTATCAATAACCTGTGCTTTTGGGTTTCCATCACGCCGCATTTCATCAAGCCATTCCACCATATCAGGACGGAATGTGGTGTTTTGGCGCATGGACATATCTTCTGGTTTTTTTCTTGGCGCACCCGGTCCAGATCCACACTTTCTATTTTTTTGCATATTCAACACCTTTATATTACTCATGGATGATAGTTATTACGCCGCCAATAAAAGCCTGGCATCCAGACCACCGGAAAAAAGCCCCTGGCCTAAATTATTATCGTAACAGGCCTACAGCTACGGCGCCGATCGACTGTGGGTCTTCAACGTCGGCGACATTAAACCGGCGGAGTATATCTAAATCGTTAAAAACCATATGGATGGTGCCTTTCTTGTGGCAAGTGACGGTAAAATACGTGCTCTTGATCCGGCTGTTCTGGTCTTGGTCAAAAGCCTTTTCTATGGCAGCGCAGGTAGAGTTATACGGTGCCATACCGTCAAAATAATTCATCACCATATCAATATCGGCAATCACCTGGGCGGCATTATAGTCGAGTTTCCATCGGCCATAATCGTGAAAAGGCAGACCATACCCGGCATAGATAGGAATAATGACCTTTTTCCCAACCTTAAAAGCGTTGTTGGTTTTCCAGCCATTAAAATAATGGATGTTCTTCTCATGCAGAGAATCACGGTAACAGCTCTCGATTGTTAACCGATCAAACAAGGCAAGAACCGACTCGGTGATAGTTTGCTCATAACCATTGATAATGTTGAGGACAAACGCCCTGATATTATTCTCGGTGAAATCCATATAACACCGGGCGGAAAGTTGTTTTTCAAACTCGGATTGTTTGGCGGATGTCAGCCTCTTTTTCACCTCATTGAGATTCAAAGTTTTTCGCCAGAAATCAGTTCTGATATTACCAACTGTGCGGTTGACGGCCTCTTGCATCATTTCAGTAAGATCAGTCGAATTATATGAAGATTTTTCAGGAGCCTGGTTCAGGCCAAGATACTTATGAACCTTGTTGTGGTTGCGATAATAGACAAGAATTGTCTCGGTACAGATCCGCAGCACGTTGTTATACTCAAGAACCAGCTCTTCGACTTTCCTGCCGTTCGATACCTCATATTTTTCCTTCACGGTTTCAGAGAAACTTTCCTGTTTATCCCCTGCCCCGGAGAAAAGATCATCTTCGACTTTTCTCTTGATATCGATATAGATCAAAGCGACCTCAACC